CATAACCTCTTTTAAATATTTGTTTGAACCCCAATATGTTTTCCAATCAGATTCTTTAACTGCAAGTTTGTAAGCTGGTCTTCTACCTACTACACCTTCGTATTCCTTTAACTCTTTTTTAGTTAATTTTACTTTACGAGTGTGTTGTAATACTTTTTTACCAATATAGGCTTTACCCGTTGGAATGTGAACTATCCTATAAACAAAACCAAATGTTTCGTTTGGAAAGTCAGAGACTTCCGTCATTTCTTCATTTTGATAAATCCAATTCATAATTTACAGATCTAAGTTAACTAATATGGTAGTATCTGTAGTTAAAGAACTTTGAATAGGTTGTGCTAGTTTAGCTACTGCTAATAAATTTTGATTATCATCATACATTCCAATAGAGGAAATATATGGTGAAAAATAAGAACCTGTTGCATAATCGTATAAAAACTCACTTGGAGTGTAGAACGTTCCGATTGAGCTTGAATAAGCTGTACTACCTGATGATATTGAAGGGTTTAAACTAAAGTTAAATTCGTTTTCCCTTATTGTACACTGATATTGTGATTCATAAATTGTTTTAGCCGAAAGGAAAGAACAAGTTACATTTGGGTTTAATGTTAAGTCTCTTATAGGTAATCCTTGATTTGTAAAGACTGCCATCCCATGTTCATAAATAATATTACCAACATTTTCGTTTGATGAGATAGAACCACTTCCTTCAAATGAGGAACTTGTATAAGTTATAGTAATTAAATCCCCTAAACTTGGAGAATTACTTGAAGTAAAAAATGCTTCATTTGGGTCACTAACCCCCATACCATCAGGGTCAACATTAAACCAACCTAAATCAGTACCTTGTAAACTAGCAGTTGTGTTAGCTGGGGATGTGAAAGGGCCTATATTAAATGGGGTTTGACCTGCAGGAGAATAATCTATTTGCGTTAGTGTATATCCTGAAGGGATTGTAATAGAAGAAGTAAACTGTAATCTTCTATAAGCACCTGGGAAATTAGAAGGGTCTATTTCATCTTGAAGTTGGAGAAAACCTGCTGTAACTGTTTCAGTAAATACACTTTCAGAGTAAAAAGCATATGAACCTGAACTATATAAATTGCCTTCTCCATCATCCCAAACTTGCAAAACAGCACTAGCTGAATCAGTATATTGGAAATCAAATGATTTTGGTTGGATATATTCACCAAACAATTTTGAAGGGATAGAAGTTACTGAAATAGTAGCATTTGATGCTGTTGGAAAATACCTTGAAGCAGTTAATGTGCTTGAAAGATAATTGTAATAGCTTGGGGTATTAATTGAACCTGAAATTTCTTGGGTTGGAATCCCAGTATTAATATCCCCCCAACTTGAAGAAATGTAATTAGAGTAATATAATTCTTTTACAGAATCATATATTTGTCTTTCATATTGAGTAGAAATAGCACCTGTTGTTGGATCAGTTGCTGTTTCAAAAAGAGAACCACTTAAATTAGTACCTTGAAATCTATCAATCCCTACGAATTCTTTATAAGTACCAGTATCGGCTACAGACGAAGAAAATTCACTGCTATTAAAAGTAAATTGTTTATTAACAGTAAAGGGGACTATTTTGATGTCCTTGGCTAAAAATTGTTTGAATGTACTCATTCATTAGAAGTCTAATTTCACTCTTACAAGTGTTTCTTTAGTAAAGTCTTTTTCTAAAGGTCTTGATAATTTAGCTACTGCTACCAAGTCATTAGTATCATTATATAAACCTACAGTAGTTACGTAAGTTTGAGGGGCATTAATAAAGGATTGGAATAATACTTCACCTGTTGAACCTGAAATAAATGATGGGTTTTCTGAGTAATTGAATTCACTATTTCTTGCTCTAATAAAAATAAAATCAGATGAGATAGTTTCTTCAGAATTCATTTTAAATGATTTACCACGATTAATTGTAGCAAATAATTTAGAGACATTATCATTATCAGTATTTGAATTTCTACCAGTAGATAAAGCAATACCAGCTGGTTGGGCTAAATCTAAAGCTTGAGCATTTAATAATGCAACACCGATATCTGGTAATAGAATACCATATGAACCCGAGTTTGAAGTGTATCCAGTACCTGAATATGCTGAACCGTTTGAGCCCGATACGATTTGGTAGATTCTACCTGCATCACAGTATTCTACTACAGTTGTATCGTTACTATTATCAGTTAAGTCTAATTGACGGTTTGCTGCTGAACCTGAAAGGGTTAGGTTAAATGAACCTAAGAATAATTTTTCTTTATATCTTGCTCTTTCAAAGTTAATCACATAAAAATCAGATTGTGTAACACCTCCAAAAGTAAATGAAGCATTTTCATCACCTAATACCAAATTGCGGTATTGACCATAAATACTTCTAGTATAGGATTTACCATTAACAGATGTATCGAATAATAAACTACCACTACCTTGCTCATTAGCATAAGCAATATCAAATTGAACTTCTGCTGTGTCCTCAGAAGAACCTGTTTGATATACTGAAAGGTAATAATTACCCGCAGCTGATGCGTATTGAGTAGATGAAGTATAAAATGCTGTTAGTGTTGGGTTACCAGTACTCCATAAGGTTGCAGAAATAGAGTCTGATGAAATTACGAAATCGTCTGCTTCTAATTGTTTAAATGATGCCATCTGTTATATTTTTTAAACTGTCTTAGTAATAGTTACAGGAATTGTTAATCTTGCACCTGAATCTCTACCTGTTACAGTAATTGTAGTATACAATGATGGGTTAGAACCAAATAATGTATTTACTGTAGTAGCTTTTAAACTAATTGAAGTACCAACAACTGTTTTAGATACCGAAGTACCCAATGTTACAGTTTGGTTAGCAGCATTAGCAGCAGGAGTGTCAATTCCAGTAGCGGTAAATGAAGCCATGGTTCTTACATCACCGATAGTAGCTGTATATCCTGAAGTTTCAAATTGGTTTCCACCTGTATAGTTTAGGGTTTGTGGAGTAATTACTAAAGTAGCTCCTTGTTTTAAGGTAATGCCCGTATAGCCTAAATCTAAGATAGGCATTTTGGCAGTACCTCTAGGTAAGGTAACTAGCTTATACTTCATAATTTGCTGCTCATCAGGGAATGCTTCTAAAAGAGGCATATTTTCAATTGCTTGTCCGTAAAAAGCAGAACCTGAAGGGTGTGTTGGATTATATAATGTGTAGTCGATTTCATCGTCACCTAAAGCAAATTGTGTGATACGGAATGAACCATCACCTTTAGCGAGTAATTCTCTACCTTTTTTAGTTAAGATAGCATCGACTGTTACTACCGAATTATTTAAATATCCCATGGGTTAAATTTTATTATAAATATTGTCGTTTAATAAATATGTTAAATTATATTTTATTTTCCAAATTAAGTTATACTTTTAATGATATCTTCCGTTGCTTTCGGGAAGTTTTCCTCTAATAAACTAGTTACATATTCAGGTCTAATAGTTCCTGGTGAAGTTGAACCAATTGGTTTTTTAGAATCTAAGATAACATATGAAGCATCATCAACATATCTTCTGTATAAGAAGTGATCTAAAGAACCTGTAATGGAATTTGGTAGATTGTTTAAAGTATCATCTAATTTAAGTTTTAATAACCCATCAGCTGCATCTTCCGGAAGTATATAATCCTTAACCATATAAGCATAAGGTTCAGCTCCTAAAAATCTTATTTCATCTCCTATTTGAACTGTAAAAGGATTAACAAGAGGATCAAATTCTGGGTCTTTAGTAGTTCCATCATATGCTATTAAATCTAGTTGGGTACTACCATAAGCTGCTGAAAGTTCTGCAGATCCTGAAATCCAAGTACCTGATGCTAGACCCCCTAATAGGTTATATTCCCAGAATGGAGCAGTAATTGTACCATTTGGGTTAATTTGGTTAAGTGAAGAGAATGTATCATTACCTCCATTATTCCATTGTTTTGTGGTACCTGTTATAGAAGAATCATAAATTACTTTTACAGTATCTCCACTATCAAAATTTTGATACCCAGTATCTAGATTAAAGGTATGAGTTAAATTACCACCTCCCCCAAAAGAATCTTGAGCTAAAATTTGAGATGGTCCAGGGGCACCTGAAGTCCAGTTTTTAACAATATAAACTGTCAATGCCCCACCAGCGTTGATTAACCTCATAGTTAAAGTAGCAGAAAATTTAACAGGAGAATTTGTATCACTTGAAAATGTAAATGTATCTGTTGAGTTAGACCATTGAGCATTAGTTAGTGTATCGTTATTCCACCCATCATATAAATTTACTCCTGAAGAAATATTTGGGGAATTTCCTGTTGTATTTTGTGATCCAAACTGGTAATTTGTTACAGAAAATGAACCTGTATCAAAACTTGAGGTTGTAGTATAACTACTACCACTATCAGTGTATAGTAAAGCTTCCACACGGGAACCACCTCTAACTACAGTTTGAACACCATTCAATTCATTCATTGGTACCTCAAAACGTAATGGATCATTTAAGTTTACAAGTACTTGTTCACCTGTTTTAAACGTACCTTGAGTAATGTATAATTTAGAATCATCTGGTGGGATTGCATTTCCTTCCTCATCTACTAAGAATTGAATGTGTGCAATTGTTTTACCTTTCAATTCAGGTGATAAACCATTAATAAAATCAAAATATGCAAAATATGTTTTTTCTTGATCTGCTACAGCTAACTTACCAAAAGTATTAGTTGAACCTGTAGTCCAAGTATTAATAAGTTTTGAGGTAGATCTTGAACCATTATATCTAGGGTTAATTTGACGAGCTAAAGTATAATTAGAATCTTGAACATCTGCTTTTGATGCTGCATTTGCTAAAATTGTTGAACTATTTACAGCTACAGCAGCATTAGTTGAATAATCAACATCCATCCAGAAACCACTTGCTCTATCATCTTCACTATTTCCTTGTAAAATATCACAGTCCGAGTTTAAGAAGCCTGTTGGGGAAGAAGTTTCAACAATAGTATCTATAGGATCTACAACTTGATTATTATAATTTGATTGTGAAATTGAAAGGGTTAAAGCACTAGTAAATTCTATTATTGAAGGAGAGGTGATTGTGGCCGCAGAAGAAGAAGCAAACCCCCAAATATATTCTATATCTTCATCTATAATATTAGATACAAATAAATCTTGAGTAGCATAAATAGTTGGATTTAATCTACTTTGAATAACACCATTAGATGTAGCGATTGTAACATCATTATCAGATTCAAGAATAGGTATTACTTGGGTAGGTGAAGATTTTCTTCGTTGAAATAACATAAACTTACCTGTAATGGTACCAGCGGAAGTTTGAGCACTTGTATAAACATTATAACCATATAACCCATTTTGAACACTTAGTTGATTAGCATTATTATAGTAATATCTTACATTTCCAGTTTCATTATCAAAAATATTTTCAAGGAATTCGTTTTGAGTAATTGGTTCAAGCCCTGAATTAGAACCATCATTAAAAGTTTCATCAAATAAAGCTATACTATCTGTACTTTGTCCTCCGTATTCAGAAGGGAAATTTTGACGAAAGTTATGACCACTTCCATTATATTTTAATGTATAACGATCAGATAAAGTTTGCAATGTATAAGAGTAGTCTAGTATAGAATTTCTTGTTAAAGTAGGAGGACCTACAGTATTTGCTACATTAATTAAGAAATGATTTCCTTTATCTGCTGGGGCACCTGATATTGTATAAGTTCTAGAACCTAATTCTGAAATAGTAGATAATGATTGGATGTTTTGGATTAGAGCACTTATATTATTTCCTTCTGCATCTTTTTTAGCTAGCCTAATTTGTGATATATTATTATCTACATTTAGGAAATAAGCATATCCATTAAATATTGGGTTTTGAACTGCATCCTCAAATCTAGAATCAGTAGTAGTATTTAAACCTGAAACAAAATCATCACTTCCACTAAAAATAGAAGCAGTATAAGCATAAGTATCAGGCAAATCATGTAAATAAGGCCAACATCCAGGGTTTAATGATTGGGTTGTAACAATCATTACAGAACCACTATATTCACCATTATAAAATTCTTGTTGAGTTGAATCAATAACATCAAAAGTACCCCCGATTGTATCTAAGGATTCACTGTAAGATTGAGTTAATTGGTTTACTAAAGTACCAGATGGTAATTCTGTACCAATACTTTGTTCGTATGGATTATTAGCTAATTGATTTAAATTATTAACTGAACCTCCGGCTCCCCCACTAAATGTACCTACATTAATAGAACCACTATGATAATGGAATGAATGAGATAACTGGGGTTGGGGGTATCTATTTCTTTCAAGTAAATGTTGTTTAATAACTACACCTGATTGTAAGGATGTTTTAGCAGGGACAAAATCCTTAATCATTTTAAATAATGAGTTATCAAAGTACTTAATTAAACGTACATAATCCCAAACATCATAATTGTGAGTATATTTTTCAAAATATTCACTTGCTAATCTTGATAGATCTTCATAACGAGTATTGTTAGAAGTATCATATCTCGAATCCCCTATATATTCTCCTAGATTAAAATAACCAAGTTGTTCAATAATGTCATCATTAATCTCATTTTGAGGGGAAAATGCTACCTCTAACTGATTAATGTTAGGGGTATAAGATTGGGATAATGGTAATTGTTGTTCAATTGAACGGTATTGAGATAATACTTGATTACTACCCGTTGGTAAAATTTGATCTCCAATTTTTACTTTATCAGTAATTCTATTTTTAATACCTGCTGCAGGTTGATCTAAGAAAATATATTCTGTTCCAGGTACAAATGTTGGGGTATCACTAAAAGCAAAATTACTATTAGAAGCAAATGATTGTGTTACAGTCCAAGAGCCTGTAATTTTAGGATGTACTGATTCAAGTGAACCTGTATCTAATTCTGAACCTAAAGGTGCTCTAAATGCTAAATCTAAAGGAGCAGAATTTAATGAGTTACCTTCAGCCGAAAGTTGATTCATTACATAATCATCAAATACTGATTCGCTTAATGATGTTTTGTAATATCTAACTTCCTGTAATGAGCCTGAGAATATGGTTTGGCTACCACTTGCAAAGTAGCTAAGTGTTGAAGCACCCCAGTTAGGTTCTGTAGGAGCAGTTGAAGAAGATGCTTGGAAACCTAATAATGAAGCATCATCCCCAATATAAATTTTGTTTTTAGCAAAAAGTTCGTATCCAGCACTACTACTATTAACTAATACTGACCACCAACCTTCATCAAAGAATGGTAAGTAAACACTTGCACTATTAGCAGGTGTTGAATAATCAGGATAGAAATTTAAATATCCATAAGTATTGTAAGGGTCAACTACTGAACCTGAGTATGAACCTGAAGCTGATCCTGAACCTTCGTATAGTAATTGCAATTCAACTCCACCATCTGTGCTCCAAAGTGATTGAGAAAATTGTTCTGTAGGAATGCCATCAGATTTAAATCTAAATTCTACTGCTCCAGGAACATCACTTACAGCACCCCAATCTGAGTTTAATGAGAATGAACTTGATAAGAATGTTGAACCTGAGGTATAGAATGAATATCCAAATTTATTATACCAGTAATCCCAATCATTTGAGTTATCTCTATCTTTACCACCAAATTCACTAACACGTAGGATTGTATTAGGGATACCATAAGAAGCAATTAAAGCTTTAATGCCTTGAATTGTACCTTTTTTATTTAATAAGTATGGTAGGTTGTGGTATAAACGTTTATATATCGCCTTATTAGCGTCATCTAATGGAGTAACATCAGAAGATGCCGTTACATATGTCTCAATAAGTTCCGAACCAGTAGACGGTAATAGACTACCAGAAGGAGTAATACCTAAAAATGCTGAGAATAAATCTTCTTGGGAAAATTGGTTTTGATAAATTTTTAAACCAAAATCTCTAATTGCTTGAGCAACTAAATCTTTTGAAATACCATAATTTAACCTATTATCAGCATTAAATTTATTAGTAACATCTTTAATATAAACCCAAATACTATCAAAATGTTGACCCATCATTTCAATAAAGAGTTGATATCCTGAATTTTGAGGATCGTCTATAATGTATTCTGGGATTTGTTTGATTAAAGCATTAACATTTTCATTATCATATAAAGAAGCTGTAAGAGCCATCCCTCCGTATTTACCATAAGGGAAAATAGTAGAAGGGGATGTATTTCCAGCATTTTCATTACTATTACCAATCCAATCTAAAGCTTCAGTTGAACCTGTTGAATATAAGATGTAAGGAGGTTCAGAATTTTGTTTAGGCCAAGCGTAAGAACTACTTTCAAAATATAAAAAATATTCATACCCATCAAAGTTTTTAATAGTATTATCTATAATATTTTGATAATAACTTCTACTACCTGAAATGTAATATGAAGATGAAGTTGATCCTGTGATTTGGTTAGTTATTGAATTTAATTGATTAGATGAACTTTCAATTAAAGAAACTTTTTCATAAAAGTTAAGTAGTCTTTGTTCGGCTGAGCTAAAAAATATAAAATTAGAGTAATCAGTATAATCTACATTAATTTTAATTCCTTTTTCATTAAGTAAACTATTAATTTGTTGATATGACCCTGTAAGGGTTGTTGAGATTAAATCTTCATAAGATTTTAATTCTGTTGAATTATTTACTTCTCCTTTTAATTGTAAATTAGTATTAGGACCTTTTAAATAAGGAATACTATTTGTTATAGGTTGAATATCTTGTATTAAAGATACACTATAAGCAATAGGATCTGATATTTTGAGGGAAACCCAACAAGTTGATTTATTTACAAATTGAGGTGGGAGAGGTTCGTAAAGTTTAATTAAAATATCACCATTATCGTACTGGGTGTTAATAGCAATTATAATCTTATTTTCCCCAAAATTAAGATAAAATTCGTTAAAATAATCTTCATCTTGTAATTGGGTCGAAAATCTATTAAATACTTCAGGAGTAATAACTAAATTATTTGAAGATAGTCTTAACTCAGTTCTATCAGTAGAAATTTCTTTAATGTAGAATTTTAAATTTGAAGAACTGCCTAATTGATTTTCAAAAAAGTTATAAACAATATTATATTGACCTACATCAAACCCAGCATTTACTAATGATTTTTCAGGGTCTACATTGATAGTAGAGTATCCCCCTAAATTAGTAATTGAGGGATCTTCTGTTAGAGTATATTCGGGGAAAGAATAATTTTCAGTTAATAAATTATTATTAGCATCATAAATAAAAAATTCTATGTTTCCTGTTTCGGGTTTAAATAAAGATGTAACCTCAAAATTAGGAACAATGTCATAATCCTCGAATGTATAATCTTGGATTGAGAATTTATCTGGATTTATTTGTGTAATTGTTGCCATTTAATTTATTAACCTAAATTTTGATTAGATTGTTGATCTTTAATATTTAATACCTTTTTAGCTGTTTTTACTTCTTGAGAAGGAGTATAAAGTTCTATTTGAAGATCAAATACCTGTTGTTGTAAATCAATATTTTCCTGTCTTAATGAAGCAATTTCATCTAATAAAGCTTGAATTTCTTCATTTACTAATTCAAAATTAGCATATTCTCCACTTCGTTGTGCTAAATATCTATGAGAATTAGTTTCTCCTTCTTTTGGGATTTCAAAAAATAAATTTTCGTATTCAACAAAAAAATCATCAACAGTAAAAGTCGGTACCTCTTCGGTAGGAGGAGGTACTAATTGTTTAAATGAAGCATCTACTGTTTTTAGAAAGTCTGCTTTGTTAAAAACATTTTTATTTAAATCTACTCTTTGAGCCATTACCCATTAATTATTTTAAAGTAGTACTTATCATCAAACACATATTCAGCACCCCCAATACTACTTGAAATTAAAAGTTTATAATATCTTTCAGGTTCTAAACCGTTCATCCAAATATCAAAATAATTTGATGTTGAATCAGAACTAATTTTAGTATATGAAGGATCGAAGTTAATAACATATTCATTTGTATCCAAGTCTTTTACAGCATAAGTTGAACCTTCTGGTAGAGTATAGTTTGTTGTGTATAAAGATGACGTTTGCCATACTCTAGTTGGATATTCAGGTCTAGAATAAATTCTAAATCTATTTTTAGCCCCCTGATTAAATTCACCTGGGTTTTCGGCAATTTCAACATAAGGTTGGGTTGTTGAAAGTAATGATAAAGAACCTGTATTCCAGCTAAAATCATCCCATCTAAACTCTAGATGAGGAGGATAAATTGTATGGGTATCAATTGAAAAATATTTTAATTCAGGTTGAATATCTTTTGAAGGTTGGAATTCTGAACCTGAAGATAATTTAACTAAAAAGCCATAATTGTAAATATCACTATAAGCTGATCCGCTTCCAATCCAGTGGTAAACCATTTCAGTTACATCCGAAGTTACATCTAAATCACTTCTGTAATTAAATGTTATTGATTCTGAATAAGCCCATGATGAACTTTCACTTCCTGTTACCCAAACACCCCCACCAGCAACTACTGAGCCTGTTGAAAATGATCCAGTATAACCAACTTGTGAAGTACCATAAGTATAAGAACCAGAAGAAACACCCCCAGGCATCCAACTTAATGAACCTGATCTATCTGTAAAGATCCAACTAGCACCATTTGTAGTTATTGGTTGGTCTAAATAAAGGCCAGTACCCATCCCCCAATCTTTAGCTGTTAAATGTATATCAATTGTAGTATTTGTTCTTAACCCTGTAGATTGTGCTGAGAATAATCTTAGATATGCTTTCCAATCAACACCACTATCATCACCAATTAAAGTATTAGCAACATCTAACATTTCATTAGTGTTAAATTGAACTAAGAAACGAGATACTTGAGGATTTGGATCTGAAGGGGAGAAGGCAGTAGCAGTAGACTCAACCATTTGATCAAGTCCAGTATTCATTATAGGTAACATTGAGTACAATGTTGTATCTTTTTCGGGAAATAATTTAAATACTGCCATTTTTATTTATATAAATCTTTTAATCTATTTTCATCTATTCCACTAAAACTATCAGCATAAGCATTTTTAGGGGTCCATTGGTGAGTTTCTACTGAAACAACATCTTTTCCTATTTTAGTTGTGTATGTTTCTTTTCTAGGATCATTGTTTTCAATATCAAAATCACCACTGTATCCTCTTGATTTATATGTCCCATCAAATGATTTTTCTTCTAAATTAGAATTTTCAAATCCTGATTGGTTTACATAATCCTCATATTTGTTTTGAGGAGACCAAACTTGTTGATGGTTATATCGACCAACACTAATAGGTCCACTATCCTCCAAATCTAAATTGCTATTTCGATAGCTATCTTTTAAATTAGTTTTTTGACTTACAAAACCAGTTTGCACACTATTGTTTTGAGGATTTGTATTTTCTAAGGGACCAGGCATAATGTTCTATTTATTATAAATATTTTTATTAAAAAGATACTACACGTCCTTTAATATCAGTATCTGGGTATTTTACTTCAAAAATTGATGGGTCTAAAGAAGGGTAAAGGACTCCTTCAATGGTTGCTCCTTCAATGTCATAACCATAAGCAGAATATCCTGATGAGGTTCCGGCTTTATTAGTAATTATAACATCCTTTACAGTTTGAACACCATTTATTGAGTTTAAAAGGATAAAGATATCCCTTAAAATTATAGGTTGGTTAATTTGCCAATTGTTAATATTAAAAAATGTTCGAACTGCTGTAATACATGAAGCTAGAACTTCATTACTATTATAATTAGGCAAAACAATTATATCAAATGAAATTCCAAGATTAATGATATAAGCATTTTTTACATTAACCATATCTCCAATCATTCTATATTGAGATAAGTAAGTTTTTAAATTATTTTTTAAAGTCGTAGATGGGGTTTGGAGGTGTTTTTCTCTATTATAAGAAAGGCAATATAAGTCTACAACAGCAACATTTTCATCTGTAATAGCGGTTGAAGTAGCTAAAGGAGATGTTGCAAATGCTTTAGCCAAAGACCCATACTGAGAGGGTAAAGATAAAGCTCTAACTAAATAATCATTTTGGGTTACTGTTCTTAATTGTGAAGAAAATTGACTAATAGAATTTTGTCTAATATCATTATTAGTATCTCCACTACCCCCACCATCTGCAGCTTTAGGATTTGAAACTTGGAAACTATCAAAAATGTTTTGAGCTCCTGTTAAATTTGGATTAATAAAATTTAAATCACCTGTAAAAGTGTTTAATACATTAGATGAAACGTTAGAGTTTACCCCACCACCTGTTAAATATCTAACTGTAATGGTTGTGTTGGAAGGCGCAGCCCCATAACTATCTGTAAAGATAAAATTAGTGGGTGAAAAAGCTGTTGTTAATTTATTTTTTTCAAATGGTAAACCTAAACCTACATTATCAGGATTAGGTACTATTGTTTCATCATTATTTGCAGTAACTCCAGACCCAAATTGAAGTTGTAAAACAGATTTACTTAAGAATCTAGTAGTAAATCTATTATCTGCTTGTTTTAATTTAAGCAAATAGGGAGCATCTGATGAATCTTCTGAAAAGTTAGGATCATTTGTATTAGTATTTTTGATTGAATCAAATACTACATCCTGGGCTAAGTAAGGTACTTCGTACCATTCATTATTATCACTATCAAAGGCATCTAGAATCCCTATAATATTAGAAGAATTTATTTCTCTTGTTGTAAACTGTTGGGGGGTATTAAATGTAAAAGTTTCAGATTTAACAGTAGCAGAAATAGCTTTTCTTGTTTTCTTTAAAAGAAAATATTCTGGTTGATTACCAACTACACTATAAACACTAACTTCAGTTGGGTCTAAAGAACTTGAAAATGAAAAATCAACTTCATCTCCTACTAAAAATGGAGAAACATTATTAGCTGCAGAGGTAATTACTGAATTTGCTTCTACTTTTAAAGCATAAGAAAAATCTGGGATAGATACACTACCTGATAATATAGCTGGGACTTGTTGGTAAAAATCAATTTCTGTTGTTGATGGGGAAGTTACCCTAGGGCGATAACCCATCATATAAGCCAAATTATATAAATTATTTTCTTGGCGGGCAAATTGTATAAAGTTTTCTTGAATTTGATTATCTAAATAAAAAGAAAGAACATCACCAACATAAGATGCCATTTCAATAAACATTGTGCCCGGTGATGATTCACTAAAATCATTATAATTATTAGGATAATATGTTTTAGTAAAATCAACTAGTTGTTGTTTAAACGTATTAAAATCTTTATTTAAGTAATTTATATTTTTTGCCATTTTAAGTAAATGTTAAATTCAATTGATCATTTATTCCAAAAGGAACAACATTATAGTATACACTGATTTGAATAGTGTTTTGATTATCGTTACTAAATACTTCTAGATCTACTAATTTAACATTTGGAAAATTATTTTGTAATAAACTTTGGATTTTAGCTTTTAATAAATCAAAAGTTTGGTTATTTACCATCTCAAAAAGATCAGATCTTAAATTAGCTCCATATTTAGGTTTCATAGGTCTTTCCCCATGATTTGTTAGAAAAAAATTAATTAAATTAGATTTTATTTGGTCTTTAGTTGTGTATGTTTGTCTGAAAACGCCATCACTTGAAAAAGGAAGAGATAATCCTATACCTCTTTCCTGTGGAGAGGCATCAATAGGGAATTTATTTGCTATCCTTTGGGCCATTATTTACTATTTAATAATCCCATAATTTGATCCATACTTACATTTCCATCTGGTAATGTGCCATTTGCCATATCCATTGAACCTTGGGGTCTAAAGGTTTGAGCATCTTGAGATGTAAAACTTATAGCAGTTTCATTCATTGCATCTCTATATGCTTTTTTTGCATCAACTTTGGGTTTAGATGAAAGTTGTGGTGTAGGCATAGCTACATTTTCTTGTACAACTTGTTTTGGGGAACGAACTGCTTCAAGTAAGATGTCTTTTAATTCTTCTTGAATTGCTTCTTTTACAGCTTCCTTAATCATTTTTTTTAATTCCGTCGCTTTCATGCTACTTTTTAGTTATAAATATAAATTATTTTTAAATTTTATTTACCTCCCTGTTTAATTTCTCGAGAATCAAATACCCATTTAAATAGTGTTTGGTTCCAAATAAATTTATCTCTATATATAACAGGGAGACCATTGAATGTGGTTGATGATTCTTTTATATTAGATTCTCCATCATAAGTCCCTTTCCTAGTAAATGGTGCATATGATGGGTAATGGTCTACCCATTTTTTAGTACCAGATAGATATCTAAAATATTTTCCTCCTTTAGGTCTTACTTCACCATTTACAGTACCAGGACCATTAAAAGGAGTATAATTTGGGGGAGGTGTGGATGTTGTTGTTGCATTTGCAAAACCACCACTACTAGGTTGGGATGAAGAAGATTCAGGTTGAGTTTTTAATGATCTATACCCTTTATTCCATTCTTGTCTTAAATCTTGTCTATCACTCCTAGTAAAAGGGTTAGAAGTTATTAATCTTCCGGATTTAGCAGCTTTTAAACCACTACTAAAAGCAGATTCTAGTTCTAATTTTAATTTAGCTTCTGCTCTTTTACGAGCTTCCTCAGCTGCTCTTTCTCTTTTTAATCTTGCTTCTTCAATTAAAGCTGCCTCTTCGGCATCTCTTAAAGCAAGAGAATTTTGTTTATCAATTAAAAATTGAACCCCATCAACTAAAACTTGAGTAGATGAACTATAGGACCAAGGACCTACAATTTGTTCCCCATCTTCATTTGTACCTATAGCACGTCTTTCTGGGAATGAAAACTTATTACCAGAATTAGTATCTAAAACAATAGTATATCCCTTATAAACATAAGGATTAGTTGAGTTAGGGTTTAGTCTATCTTCTAAAGAATTACCCTCATTATCTAAAGTATCAGTACCATCTCCTGGGGTAGGGGGTGATGAAAGGTCAATGCCTAATTTACTAAAGTATTTTTCTTTGGCACTATCTTCATCACTCTCTTCCCAAATAATAGGGTTTTGATCAGGACGTTTATCTAAATTTTCTTGAGAAGCAACATAATAATCTTTTTCTCCATCAGCATTTTCTAAATAAACTTGATCGTCTACTAAATAATCTTTTGTAGGAGACCAAAGTAAATCATTTTCAGCTTCTTCATCTAAACATTCAGCTAATAACCCATCTAATTGGGATAATTTATCTTGGATTTTAGCTATATTATCTGTAATAATTTTAACTGAAGGAGTAATTTGACTAACTGTACCTTTTCCTTCTTTGATTAATATTCCTAATGTGTCTAATGTAGAAGAAAATCCTGTTATAACATTTAAAGGAATACCAATTCCAGGTGGAACTGAGGATGGTATTGGTAGTGCTTTTATTATTGTTATAGCTAAATCTAAACCACTAAGAGTACTATCTATAGTTGATCCAGTATCTGTTATAGTTCCTAAAGATTTTTGAGTTTGGGTTAAAGCTTGAGATAATTGATTTTTTTTAGTTAAAATCTCATCTAATTTTTCTTTTGAAGGGCATGACTGTTGGAGTTGTTCAATTAAAGGATCAATTGCAACTTCAAAATTCACAGCACTTTTAACTGCATTTTTTACTAAACTTTGTACTACTTTACCTAACATTAGATTGTTTTATTTTGAGTTGAAAGTAAAGTTTTAAGCTGGTTTTTATATAAGTTTAATTTAATTTGAGATTGGACAGCTTGAGCATTTAAAGGAGCAAAAGGTGCTCCAGGTGGTAAACTTACTAAAGTACTCAATTGAGTATTAATAGCAACCATTTCATCTAAAATTTTACCTAACATATTAACTGTTTTATCCCCTAACATTAAATGCTCAGTAGCATCTTTGCTACCAAGCGATATAGAGTCCGCGTCTACAATATGTTCTTTGGTGTCTATATTAACGCTATCTATAGCATTTAGTGAAACCGATTTAGCTGAAGAAAGCATTATATGATCCGTTTTACTATTAAGTACAACGCGGTCTGAATTAATTATAATTTGGGAACCTACGTATTGGTTTGGTGTATCTGGAGGTGAGGTGTAAGAATTATAAATTGAACTTGCAGCCTCTAATGGGATTTGTTGAGTTGAAGCCATCCAAATAGAAGAAATATCATTGTTAATATCTTCTACTACAGGAATCCAACCATCATCTCCATTATTAGGATTTTCACCATTTCTTAAAATAGTAATAGGATCACCATTTTCCCCTGTTTCGGACCAATTTGTTTTACCGTTTACAGTTGAACCAAAACGAATTGAATTACCCCATCTTCCTTCTTGGATAACATCACCTTCAAAAGGTAATAAAGGATTAATATTTGATCTTTCAACAAAAGTTTGACCTAAATCAATTTCAGTACTATCATTAGTTCTCCTAACAGTTTGCCCTGATTCTGTTTTTTCGTAATCATCTTGTTGGTTTTCTGTGAGATTTAACCCATTCGGTAGAGCATTATGATGTTGGCTATTCCAAATATTTATAGGGGAAAAATAACAAGGGTTATCATTTTGGTTTTGATTTTGGGAATCTGGAGAGGGGAGGGCAAATATGTAAACAGTTTCATTTATTAAAGGAAATTGTTTTTGATTTGATAAGGCGGGTTTTGCAGTAGAAATATTTATTTTGCTCCCTGAAATGGGTGTTGAAATACTTTCATAGAAAATAGTACCAATACCATTCCACCCCCCAACATTTTCAAATTCAGGGTGAGATGAGTCTAATACAATATCCTGCACTCTTACAGAGATAAATGGGGGTTTTGATCCTCCTTGTTGGGGAGAACCTCCTACTATAATATCTTCTAAATCACTTAACCCGTATCTCATTATTTTTTATTGTCGTGCATTTTATTAATTTCAGCAAGGAGTTGTTCTTTTTCTTCTTCTGAAATGCCAAATGATTCGTCACCTACCGCTTCTGCTTGTAAAGCACGTTGAACAATTGTACTTAATTTAATAAGCAAATCGTCATTTTTAACACCAATATCCATGTATTCCTTAATTAAAGGAACTATAAGTGTAGCATCCCCAATATCTGAAATTAAGGGTTTTAGTTCTGTAATAAGTGCGGAAATTTGGCCTTCTTTTTTCTTTTGGTTGTTATAAACCTCTTCTAAAAGATCCGAGAATTTTTTCTTACCAAATACTATTTTATCTAATTGAGACATAATACATACATTTAGTTCTGGTATAAATATTGAAAACTAAAAGTCTGTATATCCGTGTTCAAGGTAAAAGATATAATTATCCTTGAAAACATCATATAAGCGATTCGCTATTTTGGTAATTTTGGGAGTTTTTACATCCACCATTTCACGGATATAAATGTAAAGGGCCTTTTTATTAAAAATATCTAAATTTTCTCTTTTGCGGAATAATTCTAAAATTGCATCTGCTACTTGAGCATCATTTCCTTTAGGAAATAATTCAAAAATATGTTTAGTACAATATTCAATATATTCATCTATAAAATCTGAAAGGGGGTCATTGTAATTATGGTCATCAATACCATAAGAATGAGTTTCATCTTCTTCTAAAATTGATGTAGGTGCTTTATCTACACGTTTTTTATAATTTTTCTGGTTAGATAGAATTAAATAACGTTTTACAATAGTACCAAAATAAGAATATGCTTTTGCTCCTCTACTAGGATCAAATAAATGCATTTTAGAAAGTAAAAATGTAATTACTTCATGTTGTAAATGTTCAATCTCATCCACTTCAGTATAATAAAATTTAAACGTATGGATTATATTTTCCGTTAATTTAAAAAAAGGATAATGAATTTCCCGCTCATATATTTTAGAGCGGACTTCAGGATCTGTTTCATTATTATACCTTACAATTGCATTTTCAGTATCCTGAGTAAAATAATTTTTAGATTTTTTTCTTCTTTTTTTAGCCACGTTATTATTAGAGTTTTGTTACTCTAAACTCGTTTAAGATACCTTGTAAAGATTTAATTTGTTCGAAAAACCACCCAATTTCATCATCAGACTTAAATAAACCTCTTTCATCAATTTTTTGAAGACGCTTATCTGATTCTTCGATAGCCATATCTAATTTGGAAAGATATTCCATGTATTCTACCATGATATCTTCTTGTTTTTCGTTTTTTCTCATAAGGTTAAAGGTCGTAAATCCAAGGATCACGACCAAAACCGATAATGCTGAAATTACTATTGTGGTAATCATAGGTTATCTAACATATTTTTTAAACCTTCACTCTTAATTGAGCCCAAAGCTTTGGATTTTACAGCAGGACTTTTATCTTGCTTTACTTTATCACCTAAGGTAAAATTTTTCTTCCCACTATCCAAGCTATTTTTTTCTCCTCTTAACTTAGGTAACCACTCACGCTCAAACTCAATACGAGCTGCCATTAAATCTGCCTGATGGAGGATAAATGGTAGTGAGGTTCTTGGTTTTTGTTCTGGCATAAACGCAAACAAATATTTTTTATTTGCCTCATCATATAAACCATCATGAGTTTGAATAGCTAACATCTCATTAAACGTATACTGAATACCGTGAGACTGAAGCATAAACAAACCTCTATCTGGGACTGATGCGAATGGGACTTTGGTGTTGAACATATAATCTTCACCTAGTTTTTCCTTTCTCCATTTATCAGTCTGGGGGATGTATGATTCATTTTCTTCATCTCCCATTTTACCTAAATCATGGT